GAAGTTGCTGGAACGCCTGTGCTACTTCCTAATCTATTGCCGCCACCCACATATCCACTACTTGTTACAGAACCACTGCCAATTTGAATTAAATAACCAACAGTTCCACTTGTGCCAACACCATTAAAAATCACAGTAATTTTCTTTACCCATGCAGGCAAAGATGTAAAGTTAATGCTTGTACCTGATGTAGACGCAACAGCAGTACCCTGAGCAATCCTCTGCATCTGCGCCCGTGACGCATTGCTATCAGTGCCAAAGAATTGACCGTTGTATTCAAGGTTACCTGATGCTGGCGTACCAATCAGCGTGTCAGAAGTTAAAGCAAGTATTGACATGATTAAGGCTTTAGGTTTTTAAGTTGGTCAGTTGTTGTGCATGAATCAGCCAACTTAGTGATGTCACGCAGTCTTTGCTTTTCAACCACAATTGCAGTGGTGTCTGCGCTTATCTCCAATGCTCTTTGAAATGCTACATCTTGTGCCGCTAATAAAGGCTCACGTTCAGTGCGTAAACGACTTTTGGTTATCTCTTTGGCTTTGTCAATATTGATGGTAATCACTCTGAATACTCCCATGCGTTGCGGAATGTGCGGTCTGTTGGAATGTCAGCAACATCAACAATCTTGAATGGCTTGCCTTCAGGAACATCCTTGGCGGCAATTTCTTCAATGGTTAAACCGCACTCAGCGGCTGGAATGATGACTGCAACACCGCCATCGTCTGTTGGGTAAATGATTCTTGAGTTCATGGTTGTCCTTTATCTAAAAACTGCAACATTCATATTTGGTGTATCGTATGGAGTGTTTGTGCCAATCACTTGCTGAACACGAACACTACCTACAAGTTTGTTTGTTGCAGGGTCACGAATGTTTGCATACCCATCAATACTTGAGCCAACATTTCCTGTACCCGATACAAGAGAACAGTAATTAACATCAGGCATATCTACATCAATGTTAACTGTATAGTCCCCTGTACCATTATCAGTAATACTCGACACATTACCACTTCCACGAATAGCTACAGTGCCTGTGCCGTTAAAGTTTACCCAAGCACGACAGCCATAAGCGGTAGCAACAGAACCATAGCCTGAGTTAAATTGAATATTGGCAGAGGCATCTGAAATAATTGCAGTACCAGTAGAGGCTGGCAGGGTAATTGTATTTGTACCCGCAACAGCAGGGGCGGCAATCGTTACCTGTCCTGATGTGTCTCCTGTTAAAACAAGTGAAGCCATTTCAATCCTTTAAAGAACTACCCAACGACTACCGCTGGAAACTGTGACTGATTGACCCGATGCAATCGTTATAGTACCAACTGACATAGCCGAATTTCCAGATGCAATTGTGTAACTTGTTGCTACTGTTTTGCTGTTTACCACAATGCCATTGCTTGCCACTAATGTAGTTGATTGCAACTCACCCGTGCTAGGTTTATACAGCAACTTAGCATTGCTTGTAAAAACTGTAGTTGCTGTTCCCGATGTTGCATCTGCAAACAAAGGGAAAACATTGGTTGATGTGCTTGTGTCATTACTAAGCGTTGCCCCACCTGTGCCATTTGTTGCAGAGGTAATACGCCCAAACGCATCAACGGTTAAATTTGTAGCCGTGTAGCTACCCGCAACTACTCCACTGTTATCCAATGCAACAGTACCACTTGTTGTAATCGTTCCACCAGTCAAACCTGTACCAGCAGTCACTGAAGTCACAGTACCCGAGAACTGGTCATTCGATGTAATGGTAAAATTAGGGTAAGTACCAGTAACAGAGGTAGTCCCTGCACCTGTCAATGCAACAGTCTGATCTGGTGCTGAGTTGGTAATTGTAAAGTTTGGATAAGTTCCGCTTGTACTGATTCCTGTTCCAGCGGTCAAGGCAACAGTCTGGTCAGGCGCAGTATTTGTGATAGTGAAGTTAGGGTAAGTACCACTCGTTGATATACCTGTGCTTGCAGTCAAACTAACAGTTTGATCTGGCGCAGAGTTAGTGATTGTGAAGTTTGGGTAAGTCCCACTGGTGTTAATACCTGTACCCGCAGTCAAGGCAACTGTTTGGTCTGGTGCTGAATTGGTGATAGTTACAGCACCTGTAGCACCTGAAACAGAAATGCCTGTGCCAGCAACAGCAGAAGTTACACCAGAATTAGTGATTGTGAAGTTGGGATATGTGCCACTTGTACTGATTCCAGTACCAGAAGTTAAAGCAACAGTTTGATCTGGTGCAGTGTTGGTAATAGTCAAAGTTCCAGAGGTAGTGATTGGACTACCAGTGACGCTGATGCCTGTACCAGCCGTAGCCGCCACACTTGTGACTGTGCCAGAACCACTTGCCACTGTAACTGTTACATCATCCCCTGATGTAGTTGCTGTAATGCCTGTACCAACAAAATTGATGCTCTTAACACCATTGGTAAGCGTAGTTCCTTCTTCCTTTACAGCAATTGCCGCATTGGTGGACATGGTGCTGATGACTTTGATCTTTTCAGCAATGTCTTGAGAAACAACCTCACCAACATTTAACTCTCTGCCATCAGACAGGCTAATAACCAAAGAACCATCAAAATCGATGTGTGCATTGGTTACTGATACGCCATCAACACCATTTTCACCATCACGACCAGCTTGACCATCAGCACCTTTATCACCCTTTGCGCCATCTCGACCTGCTTTTCCATCTTTACCATCACGACCATCTGTACCATTAGCACCATCACGACCATCTTTGATAGACAGAACACGCTTTTCAATGGTGTTGCCAACTGCATCAAATCGATCACGAATATCTGCTTCGATCTTCTTCAAGGCTTGGACAACCAAGTCAACATTCTCGCCAATCTTCTTCTTTTGCACTTCTTTGGCATTGGCAACAGACTGACGCACTGATTCCAGTACAGCCATCTGCTGTTCAGGAGTCATATTCTTGAGAATTAACTCTTTGGCTAGATTTTCAATATCCATTATTGAATTCCTGTCTGTCCAGCATTCAGTTCTCTAGTCAATTGGTCAAGGAAGTCAGATTCCATGCCTGAAATCTTGTTGTTTTTCTCTGCCATTTGCAGTTCAACAATCTTAGACTTGTTCTTGATGTCAGCTTCTTTCAACATCAACTCAGCAATCTTAACTCTCTTGTCAAATTCCTTAGAAGCAAGATCATCTTGATTAGGAAGATTCTTTGTCAGGCTTGCACTCATCTTAGCTTGTACTTCTTGAGGCATTAACTGCGCTTCAACAGACAATTTCTGTGCTTCAGCCCTGTTTTGTTCAGCTTGAGTAGTCTGAACAGCAATATTTGCCTGTGCCGCTTGCATAGCCAACTGCTGTTGCATCTGTTGCATCTGCTGTGCTTCAGGATTTGGTTGCATCATCTCATCTAACTTAGCAATCAACTCCATTCGGTTAGACAAACTGCTGTTACCAACGATACCTTTGAGCAAAATAGGCAAAACAGGAGTGTCAGCACCCAAAGTCTGCAACAAACCAATAAATTGCTGTTGCTCATACTCACGAGCAATGATGCCCAAGGTGGCAGTTGGGATGAAATTCATGTCCACAGAAGGATAACGCTCTGGGTCAAACTGCATGAACCTGAAAGCCGCCTTCTTGATGAATGGAATCAAGAAATCTTCTTGGAAATTCACCAGTGTGCGCTTGTACTTCTTGATGATAGAGGCAACCGCCATCGACATACCGCCACCATCACGACTAGCTTGGCTAACCATACCGTTTGAGTCTAGAGTTCCTGTAGCTTGTAGCAACATTCTCTCAAAGTCTTTAGCAGTTGCAAGGTTGTTTGGGTCAGTTTGACCAAACTTGAATGGATAAAGAATCTCGCTTGGTGCGCCATTGGTAAGAATAGCTTTTCCGGGCTTTACCTCAAACTTCATACCCCTTGGCAAACGAGTTGCATCCATTGCAATCATGGGGGAAGTGCTTAATGCCAGTGAATCCAAGTGACTGCGAGTCTGTGCATCAATGGCTTTTTGCATATTAAATGCTTTTTCCACCGTACCACGACCCAACAACCTGTTTGGAACAGTATCGTCTTGGTAAGACAGAACTGGTCTCGTAATAGGTCAACAGCAATACCTTCTCATCTTGGTACTGGCTAATCTCTTGGGTAGGCTCAAGGTCAGTGTCTTCACTGGCAGTACCAATGTCCACCTTCCGGTAGATACCCTTCTCAATGCCTTGCACAATCTTGTGTATTGAGACATATTTCTCAATAGCCACGCCCATGCAGTCATCGACCGTAGTACCGTTGGGGTCGAACAAGAAGTTCTTAGGATTGATAGGATTGATCTTGACAGATATTCTGTCTCTTTCCATCACACCAATTGCCGCTTGCCCCATCTGATTAGGGATAGGCCGAGTTGAGGGAACATACTCGGTTTCAGTCTTGACAATAATCTCGCCTATGCCTGTGCCATAGATTTCAGCCATTAATTCGATCTGATCGATAGCTTTTCTGATTTTGTCTTTCTTAAAGTCTTCAGACAGTTGAGCCTTAATCAGTTCAACATCAATAGCCACACCGTTCACATCTTGGATATTGTCCTCAATGTCAAAGAAGTCGCCTTGTCCAAAGATGGCTTCCATGATCTCAGCGTGACGAGTCTCAACTGCTTGCTGAGTGGCAGGGGTAACAATACGGCTACGCTCTGATTCCCTTGTCTTGTCTTCAGATGCCCATTGACCACGAAAGATGCGCTCGTACTCTAGGTAGGCGGGGAGGTAGTTAGCATCACGCCAATCTCGCCACTTGTCGCAGTGGCTGGTGATGAAATCGGTCAGTTCTTTATCAGCCTCAGTAGGCTCATAAAATTCATTCTGTTCTAGTTTGACTTCTTTATCTGTTGCCATATTGTTACCTTGTAGTATCAGCAAATGGTTCTTTGTACATTGGGCTTGTAGGAATAGAGCCTACAGCAGGAGCAAAAATTTTAGGGTCAAAACCCTCTGGCAATGGAAATCTTAATTCTTGAGGACTAGCAAATGGATTCTTACCTTCTGCCAATCTATCTAAAGCATATTGTTGCGCCTTCTTCTCTATCTCAGGTGTTACTTCACCTGTTGAGCGCAATAGGTTTAACTCATCAGCAGTCAATGTTGGCACAACTAAAGGATATGAAACAGTCTTGCCACCAACTTCAAAAGCCGATGAATACTCAGTCATCATACTTCCATCTTGGGTTGGGATTCCTCCAAAGAAGCCTTTTCCCTTGACTGAGCCTTCAGTTAACTTTTGACCTTGTTCTAAGTACCTTGGTTCAGAAATTCCCACTTTTGCCATTTACACTCCCGAAATTATGTCTATTGGTTG